ATCTATTTTTTGGTATTTTTATTTGTTTCATTTTTATTGACCTCTTTTGTTTGATTTGATATTAAAGGGAGATTATAGGAGAAATACTAAAATGCAAGAAAAAAAAGTATATTTAAGATCAACAAGGAATTTATATTTTAAGCAAGAAAAACCAAATTTAAAGGTTTTTTATTCTTATACTACTCCTGTTGCTCTTGAAATAGATGGACAGTTAAAAGTTTCCGAAAATCAATGGAGTGTGACGACAGGTCGTCATTTAACTTGGATAGATGGCGGAAACAAAAAAGCAAGATTAAAAAGAGAAGAATTTAATCAGCTTTTAAAACAACATAAACCCGAACCGAATTTTTTGAAAACTGTTTCAATGGTTTCGGCTATGTTTGGTTTAATGTCGCAAGGGCAAGACCAAAAGAAAACCAATGACCAAAAAAAGAGGTTTTTTAGTAAAGTCAATGGTTTAAGTTTTCCTGATGATTGGGAAACATTAAGCGAAGAAGAAAAATCAAGAAGACTTGAAAAGGTTGAAAAGGTTGGTTTAAGTAATTAGTCGCTTGATGCTCGTATCTAGCCGCTAGTAACAAGCGGCTAGTTGCAACTTATAATCATTCTAAATTATTTAACTTGCATTATCTTTTTTAAATTTATATGATTTTATAGGAGGTTAAAAAGTATGAATGAAATAATACTAATAATACTAGGTTGCTTGCTTCTTGGTTTTTTTCTATGGCGTGAGGATAAAAAGAAAAAAGAACAGGAACTATCGGACAGGTTATATAATGCGGAAAATAATATAACTCATTTGAATAACTTAAATAATAAAAGGCGGTTTAAATGAATATAAACTATAACAAGGTATCAAAGCTTAATTCGTTTTATGGTGTTAAGTTAAGAGGTAATGAAACATTTGACGAGTTGCTAGAGATAGAACGAGACAACAAAGAACGAATAGAACGTGACAACGCAAACATACAACGTGTTGATGCTCAAATAAAAAGATAAACTGATTATCTCCCTAGCCGCCCACGTTAGACGTGGGCGGCTTTCTTTTGCGTGTGCATACAACCTGTGCGTGTGCCTTGCCGCTTGGTGCTGGTACATATCAATAGAGGTACCAGCACAAGATTAGAGTCCGAAGGTCATTATTATCTTAATCAGTATTTCTAAAAAAGAATTATTATTATTAGTCTATATAGTCGATTTTGGAGGGTCAAAGCCTTATAAACCATTATGGGATATAGCCTTGATTATTAGCGTAATACGGGATAAATTAAAAAAATTTCATATTGAAACTGAAAAAAATTTTAAAAAAAATTTTTCAAATGCAAATAGACCTAGAAAAGATCAAAAAACTGACTCCTGATGTCAGAAAAGACTTCTACAAGATGTACCTGAAGTATGGAGAGAAGAAGAAACAAACTCGTGTTAAGAATGATTTTTTAAGTTTTGTAAAGCATATGTGGCCAGAATTCATTCAGGGGTCCCATCATAAGATTGTTGCCAAAAAATTTAATGATATGGCAACCGGTAAAAGTAAAAGAATCATTATTAATATGCCCCCTAGGCATACTAAATCTGAATTCGCTAGCTCCTTGTTGCCCGCTTGGATGATCGGGAGAAACCCTAAATTGAAAATCATTCAAACGACGCACACCGGGGAACTTGCCATCAGGTTCGGGCGAAAAGCAAAAACTTTAATTGATTCACCTGAGTATCAAGAAATTTTTAAAACAAGGCTAAGAGAAGATTCACAGGCCGCAGGCAGATGGGAAACCGCACAAGGCGGCGAGTATTTTGCAGCAGGTGTAGGTGGAGCGATTACAGGAAGAGGTGCGGATCTTTTAATCATTGATGATCCTCACTCGGAGCAAGACGCTTTGAACATGACCGCACTCGAGCGAGCTTACGAATGGTACACTTCAGGACCCAGACAACGTTTACAACCCGGCGGACAAATCATCTGCGTTATGACCAGATGGAACGTAAAAGACTTAACAGGCATGTTGATGCAGGCACAAAAAGAAGCAAAAGCCGATCAGTGGGAACTCATTGAGTTTCCGGCAATCATGCCGAGCGGTAACCCAGTATGGCCGGAATACTGGAAGCTAAAGGAGCTCGAAACAGTCAAAGCCTCGTTATCGCTTGGTAAATGGAACGCGCAGTGGATGCAAAATCCAACGTCCGAAGAAGGAGCCATTATCAAACGAGAGTGGTGGAAGAAGTGGGATCACGACTACTTGCCAAAGTTAGAACACATCATTCAGTCTTATGATACCGCCTTTATGAAAAAGGAAACGGCGGACTTTTCTGCGATTACCACGTGGGGTGTTTTTAGAAAAGACATCGACACGCCACCGAATTTAATACTGGTGGACGCCATTAAAGGACGATATGAGTTTCCAGAGTTAAGACGAAGAGCCTTAGAACAATATAAATACTGGCAACCCGAGACGGTTTTAGTGGAAGCCAAAGCCTCAGGACTGCCTTTAACCTACGAATTAAGAAATATGGGAATCCCCGTTGTTAACTTTACACCGAGCAAAGGAAATGATAAGCATGCAAGAGTAAACTCAGTTGCCCCTTTATTTGAAAGCGGCACTATATGGGCGCCCACTCACAAAGGGTTTGCACAGGAAGTCATAGAGGAATGCGCGGCATTCCCCTACGGCGATCACGATGACTTGGTGGATAGTATGACTCAAGCCGTGATGCGATTTAGACAGGGCGGATTAATACCGCATCCTGAAGACTATAAGGACGAGAAAATTATAAAACCAAAGCATATATATTATTAATGGTTAAAAAACTAACAACAACGGTACCTCCAAAGCGAGGACCCCTATCACAAGGCTTGAATAATCAATATAAAAAGGTTAGAAACATATTAACGGAGAATAAATGGCTGAGATTGACAAAGCGTTACCCAACGTTAAACAAACAGTAAATATACCTGGACCCGAAGAAGTTGAAGCGGCTGAACAAGAAGCGTTAGCCAAGCAACAAGAAGCTGGGGAACCCATTGAACAAGTTGAAAACGAAGATGGTAGCGTTGATATTAATTTTGATCCCTCTGCTGTTAATCCAGGACAAGACGAAGGTCATTTTGACAATTTAGCAGAACTGCTTCCCGACTCTGTTTTAGATCCTTTAGGAAGCGAACTTTACCATAACTATACCGATTACAAAACATCCAGACGAGATTGGGAACGAGCTTATATTTCTGGCTTAGATCTTTTAGGTTTTAACTATGAAGACAGGTCCGAACCTTTTAAAGGAGCCTCTGGCGCCTCGCATCCCGTTTTAGCAGAAGCGGTGACACAATTTCAAGCATTAGCTTACAAAGAATTAATACCTGCGGGAGGTCCCGTTCGAACACAGATTGTAGGATTTCAGTCACCTGAAAAAGAACAACAATCGCTTCGAGTTAAAGATTATATGAATTATCAAATCATGGATCAAATGAAAGAGTACGAAGCAGAATTTGATCAGATGTTATTTTATTTACCCCTTTCAGGGTCAGCATTTAAAAAAGTTTATTACGATGAACTCATGGGACGAGCCGTATCAAAGTTTGTACCCGCTGACGATTTAGTAGTTCCGTATACGGCTACCTCATTAGACGATGCGGAAACTATTGTTCATGTCGTTCGTATGTCAGAAAACGAACTAAGAAAACAACAAGTAGGAGGATTCTACCGAGACATTGAGGTGAATCCTTCTTACATGAATGAAACGGATATTGAGAAAAAAGAAAGAAAACTCGAAGGTGCAAGCCGAGGTCGAGATGACCGTATGTTTACCCTATTAGAATTTCATGCCAACTTAAATATAGATGGCTTTGAAGATGTGAGCCCAGAAACAGGAGAAGCAACGGGAATTAAACTTCCTTACATTATCACGTTAGAAGATGGCACAAGAAAAATTTTATCTATTCGTAGAAACTACGAACCGGGAGATCAAGCAAAGAAAAAAATTCAATATTTTGTTCACTTTAAATTTTTACCAGGCTTAGGTTTTTATGGTTTTGGTTTAATTCACATGATCGGTGGATTATCGAGAACGGCAACGGCTGCATTAAGACAGCTCCTTGATGCTGGCACCTTGTCGAATTTACCCGCAGGATTTAAAATGCGAGGGATTAAAATGAGAGACGAAGCGCAATCACTTCAACCGGGAGAGTTCAGAGATGTGGACGCACCAGGCGGAAGTTTGAAAGATGCCTTCATGACACTTCCCTTTAAAGAACCATCAGCAACCTTATTACAACTTATGGGCGTCGTGGTACAAGCAGGACAACGATTCGCATCTATTGCGGACCTGCAAGTAGGCGAGGGTAATCAACAAGCGGCAGTGGGCACGACCGTTGCGCTTTTAGAAAGAGGTTCAAGAGTGATGTCAGCGATACATAAAAGATTATACGCTGCCATGAAAAGAGAATTCACCTTACTCGCAAGAGTATTTAAACTGTACTTACCACCCGTGTATCCATACGATGTTGTTGGAGGCCAAAGGCAAATTATGCAAGCGGACTTTGACGACCGAGTGGATATTCTGCCAGTTGCAGATCCGAATATATTTAGTCAAACTCAGAGAATATCTCTCGCCCAAACGGAACTGCAATTGGCGGCCTCAAATCCGCAGATTCATAACCAGTATGAGGTGTATCGGAACATGTATGAGGCATTAGGGGTCAAAGATGTGGACTTAATTTTGAAAAAACCACCTAAACCCATGCCAAAAGACCCGGCATTGGAGCATATTGATGCGTTAGGTGCTTTACCTTTTCAGGCTTTTCCTGGACAGGACCATAGAGCACACATTACAGCGCACTTGAACTTTTTAGCAACCAATTTAGTGCGAAATGCACCCATGGTAGGCGCTGCTATTGAGAAAAATTGCTTGGAACACATCTCTTTGATGGCACAAGAGCAAATTGAACTCGAATTTAGGGATGAATTACCACAATTAGCGCAAATGCAGCAAATGGCACAACAAAATCCGCAGTTGCAACAGCAAGCGATGATGCTACAACAGAAGATTGAGTCACGAAAAGCTGTTTTAGTGGCTGAAATGATGGAGGAATTTATGAAGGAAGAGAAAAAAATCACTTCGCAGTTTGATCATGACCCAGTTGCGAAACTTAGAGCAAGAGAACTTGATATCAGAGCCATCGATAACGAGAAAAAGAGACAAGAAGCACAAGAAAAACTTAATCTTGATAAGATGAGAGCGATGATGAATCAAGGAAACGTTGAAGATAAGCTTGATCAGAATGAAGATTTAGCTGAATTAAGAGCCGATACTTCACTTGAGAAGCAAGAAATGGCAAATCAAAATAGATTGACACTTGCAAGAATGAAGCCTAAAACTAATGGAAGGAGTAATTAATGGCGTGGAACTACGTTAAACAAAAAACAGTCACATCTCCAAATGTACGGAGAAATGACAAGCCTGTTAAACAGGAAAAATTTGTAAAAGATACAAACCCTGTTAAATCAGGCGCTGTTGGTAAAGCAAGACCACAAAAACCTGTAACTTGGGTGTAATATGGCTTGGTTTGGATTAGCAAAGATAGCATTACAAGCGGGAAGTAAGCTTTATACAAATAGACAAAGAACTAAAATGGCGATGTCTGATGCAAGGCTTATGCATGCAGAGCGTATGGCCCGAGGTGAGGAATCTTACCAGGGCAAACTTTTAGAAGCACGGCAAAACGATTACAAGGACGAGATCGTTTTGGCGATTTTGACACTCCCGATAATTGTGCTCGCTTGGTCGGTGTGGACAGAGGATCCGGAGGCTATGAGGAAGATAGAAATCTTTTTTGAGTACTTTTCTAACCTTCCAAAATGGTTCACAAATTTATGGATTTTAGTCGTAGCCAGTGTTTTTGGTATAAAGGGTACACAAATATTTAGAAATGGCGGAGGTAAAAAATAATGGTAAACCCTAGATGGCGACCTACAATCGCAAACTCAAGAAGTACGAGTAAAACAAAGCTAAAAGACGATCGAATCGATGGATTGGATCTTCCAAAACCTGAGCCGTACATCGGAAGATATATTGATGCCGATATTGACGGTGTTAAAGTGTCAAACCCAAGTTATAAGAAATATTATAAAGATTTAGTATAATGAGACAATATTACAGAGCTGGTGGTGATACACACGTAACTAAAGAAGGTAAAACAGCTAAAAAAGGTCTTTGGTATAATATTCATCAAAAAAGAAAACGTGGAGAAAAAATGCGTAAAAAAGGTGCTAAAGGTGCACCTACTGAGAAAGCAATTAAAGCAAGTCAAGCATGAGATATTTTTATAAAGAAGGTTCTACACCTGCCTGGCAAAGAAAAGAAGGTAAATCACCTTCTGGTGGCTTAAATAAAGCTGGAAGAGCAAGCTATAAGCGTGAAACAGGTGGAACATTAAAAGCACCTACAAAATCTAAAACAAGCGGAAGACGTAAGGCATTTTGTGCAAGAATGGGTGGAATGAAAAAGAAATTAACCTCTGCTAAAACAGCAAGAAATCCAGATTCAAGAATAAACAAAGCACTTAGAAAGTGGGATTGCTAGTGGATCCCTTAGTTATTGTTGCTAAGTTACAAAAACTCATACAAGACAATCTCCAACGTGTTGGAGACCTCATGATTAGTGGAGGTGTTGACAATATGGAGAAATACAATTATATGTTGGGTCAAGCACGTACCTATCAGTACATGTTACAGGAAATCTCTAACCTGCTAAAAGCAAAGGAGCAAAAAGATGAACAAGGTAACGTTATCGACATCGGAAAAGGAAGTCCCAAAGCATAGAAATGCGTTGGAAGAAAAATATCAAAGCGTCAAAGAAAAAGAACCTTTAAATCCAGACAATATTCAAGAACAAGTTTCACAGTTGCCCGAGCCTTGCGGCTGGCGACTATTGGTTTTACCCTTTACCCCAAAAGAAAAAACAAAAGGCGGAATTTTAATTGCACAAGAGTCTTTAGAAAAATTACGTATTGCCACGAACTGTGGTTACGTTCTGAAGATGGGACCGTTGGCTTATTATGATAAAGAAAAATTTCCAACAGGACCTTGGTGTAAAAAAGGAGATTGGGTGATTTTTGCAAGATATGCAGGGTCACGTTTACCAATAGAAGGCGGTGAAGTACGTCTTCTCAATGACGATGAAGTTTTAGGAACGATACAAGATCCTGAATCTGTACTTCATAATATATAAACATAGGAGAAACTATGCCCGAAGAAGCAAAAAAAGAAGAAGAAAAAACAGTTGATATTGATACATCCGGACCGGATGTCGATATTAAACTGCCAGAAGAAAAGGAGAAAACCCATGAAGCTGTTGAAGACAATACTAAGTCCGATGACGCATCTGAGAAACCATCTGAGCAGTTGGATGTTCGAGATAGCAAGGACGATCAAGAATCGGAGAAAAAAGAAGAAGTAAAAGAGAAGCAAGAAACAAGTGACGAGAAACAAGAAGCTGAAACCAAAGTAGAAGAGAAACAAGAAGAAAAAAAAGAACTAGAAGAATATAGTCAGGGAGTTCAAAAGAGAATTGCAAAACTAACTAAAAAATGGCGTGAAGCAGAGCGACAAAAAGAAGCTGCTTTGGATTATGCTAAAGGGGTTCAAGCTGAACATTCTCAGTTAAAAACGAGAATTAGTAGATTAGAACCTAGTTATGTATCAGCAATGGAGAGCAGAGTGGTTGCTGGATTACAAGCCGCTCAAGCAAAACTTGCAAAAGCAAGAGATGCAGGCGATATCGCCACTGAAGTTGAAGCACAAAAAGAGATTGCTAAACTAGGTGTTGAAGAAGCTAGAGTCGCATCATTAAAGCAAAAACAATCAGAAACTAAAGAAAAAGAGGTTAAAACTCCTACTTTAGAACAAGCGATTGCTCCTCAACAAACACCTGATCCAAAGGCTGAAGCATGGGCAGAAAAGAACGAATGGTTCGGAAAAGATTCTGCTATGACCTATACAGCTTTTGATTTACATAAGAAACTAACTGAAGAGGAAGGGTTTGACCCTAAATCGGATGAGTATTATGCTGAGGTAGACAAGCGAATGCGTCTTGACTTCCCGCATAAATTTGTTAAAACAGAGTCTAAGGAATCGACTAAACCGACACAAACAGTAGCTTCAGCTACGCGAAGTGTAAAACCTAGTCGCAACACAGTGAGACTCACATCATCTCAAGTAGCTATTGCTAAAAAATTAGGTGTGCCACTTGAAGAATATGCGAAACAATTAAGAATCACGAAGGAGGCATAAGCATATGAAAAACGACGACATAAAAACTTCCCGTGCGAGCCAAACTAGGGCTAAAACAGAGAAACCCAAAGTATGGACTCCACCATCATCTTTAGATGCACCCCCTGCACCAGATGGTTTTCATCACAGGTGGATAAGAGCCGAGTCAATGGGCTTCGACGATACGAAGAACATGGCTGGTAAATTAAGATCAGGATACGAGCTTGTAAGAGCTGATGAATATCCAGGATCGAATTATCCAACAGTGAGTGAAGGAAAATACAAAGGGGTCATCGGAGTTGGCGGCCTTTTGCTGGCAAGGATACCTATAGAGATTGTCAAAGCGCGCGACGAGTATTTTGGAAAAATTACTCAAGACAAAAACAAAGCGATTGAGCAAGATCTAATGAAGGAACAGCACCCAAGTATGCCGATCAATGCTGAGAGGCAGACACGTGTAACCTTCGGTGGTACAAAGAAGAACTAATTATTTAGTAATTCCTAACCAACGAAATTTAATTAACCGTAAACTATGAATAATAGTTTACAAACGGAGAAAAAACATGGCTAACCAAGACGCAGCCTTTGGTCTAAGACCAATTGGCAAAGTTGGTAGTAACAGAGACTCTGGTGGACTAACAGAATACGAAATCGCAGCATGCGCTTCGGCAATTTACCAAAACGATTGTGTAAAAGCATCGGGAGCAGGTATTGCAATAGCAGCAGCTACTGATAACGGAAAATTGTTAGGTTCATTACAAGGGATCTATTACACTGACGCAACTACTAACAAGCCTACATTTGCTAATAACTTGGCAGCAAGTAATGCAGCAACTGATATTAAAGGCTATGTTACAGATGATCCGTTCCAATTGTATGAAATACAATCGGACAATTCTAGTGCCTCTGCTCAAGGAGACATTGGAACGAACGCGGATCTAGCAGTAGCGGCAGGTGCAGCACCTCACTATGTTTCAAAAACAGAACTAGGTGACTCTACTCAAGCTACAACAACAGCTAATCTTCGTATTATGAATGTCTCTGATGACCCAGACAATAGCGACTTAACAGCTGCTAATGTTAACTGGAAAGTAATCATCATTGAACACTTCTTAACAAGCACAACAGGAGTATAAACTATGGCAATATCTAGAGGACAACTAGTCAAAGAACTAGAACCAGGTTTGAATGCTCTATTCGGCTTGGAATACAAGAACTATGCTAGCGAGCACGCAGAAATATTTGACACTGAAAATTCAGACAGAGCTTTTGAAGAAGAAGTAATGTTATCTGGGTTTGCAAATGCTCAAACAAAAGCAGAAGGTCAAGGAGTTGTATTCGATACAGCTAACGAAACTTTCACTGCTCGTTATACACACGAAACAATCGCTTTAGCGTTTGCGATCACTGAAGAAGCGATCGAAGACAATTTGTATGACAGAGTTTCATCTCGTTATACAAAAGCATTAGCAAGATCTATGGCTAACGCTAAACAAGTTAAAGCGGCTAACGTGCTTAACAACGCGTTCAGTTCATCTTACACTGGCGGTGACAGTAAGGAACTTTGTGCAACTGACCACGCTATCGTAGCTGGTACAGAGCAGAATGAACTTACAACTGCAGCAGACTTAAACGAAACTTCATTAGAGCAAGCATTGATTGACATTGCTGCGCTAACTGATGAACGTGGTTTAAAAATTGCAGCTAGAGGAATGAAAATGATTGTTCCTTCTGCGCTTCAGTTTACTGCTGACAGACTGATGAAGTCTCCAGGTAGAGTAGGAACAGCTGATAATGACATCAACGCAGTGAAAAACATGGGGATGGTTCCTCAAGGTTATGTAGTTAATCACTACTTAACAGACACTGATGCTTGGTTCATTAAAACAGATGTACCTAATGGACTAAAACATTTTGTTAGAGCACCAATCAAAACTGCTATGGAAGGCGATTTTGATACTGGTAACGTTAGATACAAAGCTCGAGAAAGATACAGCTTCGGCTGGTCTGACTGGAGAGGTATCTTCGGATCACCAGGTGCGTAATAGCAACTAAATTAAAAAATGAGGCGGGACACAATTCCGCCTCATTTTGACTATAAAGTAAGAAATTACCTATGAAAAACTTCAGAATTCAAATTCGATATCACGGTTATTATGCTGACTTCACAGTCATGTGTAATGATACTCCTCAAGATATCGAGAATTCTATCCTTGACAAGCTGGGAAAAAATGAGGTAAAGTTCGAAACTGATGGATTTACCAATAAAAAAGGTAAATGGATAACCTATGAGGAGGTTATAAATGATCCAAGACCTATACAAACAAAAGAAGTCCTTGGAGTTAAGTTGGGAGCAGGAGCATCTTAAAGAGGGTAGATATACTCTCGAAATGACGAGAATTGATCATAAAATTAAAGAGATTATAACTCAGATCAAATTAGAAGAAGCTCGATTAGAAGATCTTAAAATTAAGATCGCTGGTTCAAGGCCTGAAGTGTCAGTAGCCACTTAAATAAAACGCTACATTCTGGAAATCAATCCAAATCACATAATCTCTTGCGCTCTATTCAAAAAAGGG